TCTTTGCCAAGAAGTATCGCGGATGAAAATTCGCGCTTACGAACAGCGCGATTTTCCAGACCTGCTTTTGTTGGGCGCGGACATGCACTCGGAAAGCGACTTTGCTCCTTTCCAGTTCAGTCCCGCTCACGTTCGGCAGCTTGAACAGATCGTGCTGACATCCTCTGATCGTTTTTGCTTTGTCGCGGAAACGGACGAGGGGATTGCCGGGACATTTGTGGGCGGCGTGTCCGAGTTCTTTTTTGGACCGGACAAGTTTGGTTTCGACTATCTGCTCTACATCCGACCCAAGTGGCGGGGATCATCCGCCGCTTATCGTCTCATGCTGGCGGCAATGACCTTCTGCCGAAACGCTGGGGCCAAGCAATTGCGCTTTGGTGTTTCGACAGGGATTAATCCAGAGGATGCAGACCGCTTCTATCGGAAGCTCGGCTTCCGTCAGGCGGGCCTTCTCTACACTCGGATGTTGTAACGTGTGCATTGTTGCTGCTGGGCTTGCAAGGCCATCTCAAGCCAGCAAGGCCCGCACTGCGTCTTGGAACCCGCGAGGACAATTCCGATAAGACTGCGACCGGCGGACAACCTTCGTGAACCCAATGGAACACCAAGGGAATCTCACCCATGTCTCAGTCTATTGACCAGGCCTTCGTCAAACAGTTTGAAAGCGAAGTCCATCTTGCCTATCAGCGCATGGGCACCAAGATGCGCAACACCGTCCGTGCCAAGTCCAACATTCAGGGCAAGGACACGACCTTCCAGATCATCGGCAAGGGCACGGCTTCTCAGAAGTCGCGTCATGGCATGGTCCCCACGATGTCGCTGACGCACACCAACGTCACCTGCTCGCTGGCCGACTACTACGCCGCTGACTACGTTGACAAGCTCGACGAGCTGAAGATTCAGCACGACGAACGCGGCGCTGTCGTCGCTTCGGCTGCTGGCGCGCTCGGTCGTAAGACCGACGATCTGCTCATCTCGGCTGCTTCCGCCACGACCAACACGGTCACGGAAGGTTCGACGGGCCGTCTGACGCAGGCCAAGATCAATCAGGTCTTCAATGCGTTTGGCAACACCGACATCCCGGATGACGGCGAACGCTACTGGGTCATTGGCCCGGCTCAGTGGACCGATCTTCTCGGCGTTGTTGCGTTCTCGGATGCCGACTACGTTGGCTACGACGAGCTTCCCTACAAGGGCGGCATGATCGCAAAGCGTTGGATGGGCTTCATGTGGTATACCCACTCGGGCCTTGCCAAGCCTTCGACCGTTCGTTCCACCTATGCTTATCACCGCACTGCTCTCGGCTTCGCGTCGGGTCAGGAAGTGACGACGCAGTGGGATTGGATCCCGGAGAAGGCGGCGTATTTCTACAACGCCTCCATGAGCCAAGGTTCGGTCCTGATCGACTCGAACGGCGTGTATCGCGTGGAAGCCTACGAGTAATCGTAGGCAACCACCTCAACTGAAACAGAGGATCAGGAACAATGGCTCTCGACTCTACCAAGCTTGTGAAGATGGCTGGCGCGTCCAAGCAGGTCTTCACTTATGAAACGGCTGATGCCATCGGCACTGTCACGGGTTCCGGCTATTTCAACGCCGTGACCGACTGGCTCCGCCAGTTTGACGTCATCATGGTGATTGCAAGCACGGGTGGCACCCCGACGTTTGACAACATCTTTGTGACTTCGGCCACGGGTGCGGCCACGGTTACGACTTCGGCCACCGAAGGCGTGACTGCCACCTAATCTCCCTCGGGGGTTGGGGGGATAGGCGGGAGGGGTGGGGTCTAGAACACCCTGCCCCTTTCGTTCATTGAGGTAAGGCGGCATGGCATCACAGATCGAGATCATCAATAGGGCACTTGTTCTCCTCGGAGCCGACCGCATCAGTTCGCTGACCGATGGCACGATTGAGTCGGAAAGCGCCTCTCAGATTTATACCGGCGTCGTTGAAGACCTCATCAGCCGTTATCGCTGGCGCTTTGCCCATGTACAGGCGCAGCTTCCGCGTTTGCTGGCTACGCCCGACGCACGTTGGACTGCTGCTTATCAGCTTCCATCTGATCTGAAGATTCTGGAAACAATCATCGTCAACGACGAACCGATTGAATACGACCGCCTTGAAGACAAGGTGGTGTGCAACGCAATGGACACTGACGAGGTGATTGCCGAGTATGTGATCCAAAACGACGAAACGAAGTGGCCCGGTTACTTTGTGAGCCTTGTGGTCTATGAGCTGGCAAGTTTGCTTTCGACCCCGGTTGGCGACCGTGAAGACCTTGCTGACCGGTTTGAGAAGCGTTCCCTGCGTCAGTTCGGTCTTGCAAAGAACCTCGACGCTCAGGGCGTGACGACCAAGAAGATCAAGACCGATCGCTTCAGGAAGGTCCGCCGTGGCTACCTGACGGGATCGGCAAATGGCTAAGGTCAATACCCTCCAAACCAACTTTGCGTCAGGTGAACTCGACCCCAAGATGCTGGGTCGCGCGGACACTGGCGCGTATGCAAACGGCGCTCGCTCGCTCAAAAACTATGCGCTGTTGGCAACGGGCGGCATCATGCGTCGTCCCGGTTCGTGGCGTCGTGCCATCCTGAGCGGTGCAACGCGCATCATCCAATTCGACTATGACATCTCGAACCGCTATCTGCTGGCGCTTCAGAATGGTCAGACCCGCGTCTATTCGACCAGCGGAACGCTGATTGCCACGCTCACGACTCCGTGGCTGCTGGCTGATCTGTTTGATCTAACCTATGCCCAGCTTGGCGATGTGGTCATCATCTGCCACCCGAACTATCCGACGCAAGTCATTCGCCGTTTTACAGATACAACGTGGGGCGTGGCAGCGTTTGAGTTTGAAGTTTCGGTCAACGCTTATCAGACGTTTCAGCCATACGACAAATTCGTGGATGCCAACGTCACTCTGACGCCTTCTGCAAACACCGGCTCAATCACATTGACGGCTTCTTCTGCCGTCTTTACGGCCAGCCATGTCGGCACTCGGTTTCGTCTTTACAACATCGAAGTGCTGATTACGGCTTACACCAGCGCAACGGTTGTGACTGCCACGGTGCAAGGCACGATTGAAGGCACATACGACACCAACCCATTCCGCACTAAAGCCGGAAGCAATGTGGTTGAAGTGACGCATGTTGCGCATGGTCTTCAGACTGGCGCGCAGATTACGATCTCTGGCGCAAATGCCATTGTCACGGCGTCAAGCGGCACGACTGTTGCGGCGACGGAACTCAACGCCACAAAGACCATCACGGTCATCGACAACGACAAATACACCATCACAGTCTCCACGACTGCGACGGGCGGCGTTGATGGCGGCGGTCCCAATGTGAAGTTTCAACCGGCCAACATGCCGACGCGCAACTGGGATGAACAGGCATTCTCCACTGTGCGCGGCTGGCCGCGTTCGGTCACGTTCCATGAACAGCGTCTTTGGTTTGGCGGATCAAACGCCAAGCCTGCTGGCGTGTGGTCGTCGTGGATCAACCGTTTCTACAACTTTTCCATCAAGGACGGTCTCGACAACGAGTCGATCCAAGCCACTGTCGGCTCGGATCAAGGCTCTGCTATTCGTCACATGGTATCGAACCGCCATCTGCAAATCTTTACAGGCGCGGGCGAGTTCTTCTGCCCTCGTCAGACAACGCAGCAGACGCTTACCCCCGGCAACTTTGTGGTCGTCCGTCAAACGCCTTATGGTTCGTCGGCGGTGCGCCCCATGCCGTTTGATGGTGCAACGCTCTATGTGCAAGCAAACCTGCGCACGGTGCGCGAGTTCCTGTATTCGGCAACTGATTCGTCTTACAACTCGACCAACATCTCGTTCTTGTCGGGCCACTTGATTGTGGACCCGAAGGAAATGACCGGCATCCAAGGCACGACGCAGCGCGGCGAACAATATGCAGTCATCCTAAAGTCGGACGGAACGCTGGCAATTTTTCATTCAGCTCGCGCTGAAAAGCTTGCTGGTTGGGTTCCGTGGGCTGTTGCTGACGGTCATTCTGTTTATTCCGTGTGCGGCCTTGGCAACGCGCTCTACATGGTCGTCAACCGCAACGGCACATATTTTCTGGAGCAGCTTCAGGCAGACGATTCGCTGTCGATTGATTGCGCGGAAACCTACACCAACGCGACGGCTCAGACGACGTGGACGGTGAACGCTTGCTATCAGGGCAGGGCCATCAAGGTCATCTCTGGTGATTTCTACATGGGCACATTCACGCCGAATGCGTCCAATCAGATCACGCTGACAGATGCCGTGACTTCCATCACGGTCGGCTACGATTACACAACGCTGCTTGAAACCATGTCGCCGCATTTGCAACTGCCGCAAGGGTCGCAACTGGGCGATCTACAACGCATTGCGCAAGTGCTGGTGTGGGTTGAAAGCACTCTGTCTATGAAGCTGGCAGGGCAGCAGCTCATCCTGCGCGATGTCGTGGACAACATCGAAGCTGCGCCCGCTCGCGCAAACTACGTCTATCGTTTCAACATGCTGGGATATTCGCGCCAGCCCAAGGTCACTGTTGTTCAGGATGAACCGTTGCCCGTGCGTATTCTCGCAATGCGATACAAGGTGGTCGGCTAATGTGCACAGGCGTTGAACTTCTTCTTGCGGGCGCTGCCATGTCGGCAACGTCCTCTCTTGTCGGTGCAGCCGCGACTTCTGCCGCTGCACAGAGCGAAGCTGACTGGCGCAATTATCAACTCGACGTTCAGAACAAGCAGCTCAAGGACGAACAGGAAATGACCATGCTGAAGGCGCAGCAGACTGAAGCTGCCCGCCTTGAGCAAGAGCGTCGTTTGCGCGCATCCAACGAAGCGTGGGTTGCTGCGACAGGCGTTGGCGAAAACAAGTCCTATCTGGAAGGCGCTGAAAAATACAACGACCGTCAGGCTCGTCAGGACATTGCAACGCTGCGCCTCAATTCGGCGGACCAGATCAATCGCATTGCGGATCAGATTGCTGTCAACAAGGCGGAAGGCCAGTTTGCTTATGGCAAGGCGGCGATGACCAGCTCGGCGGCATGGGCAACTGGTGCGCTCAACGCGGGGTCGTCGCTCCTGAAGGGCTACGGCACCTATTCCTATTACAAGAGCTGAGGCTGTCATGGCTGTTAATTTGGACGAAGCAAAGATCGGCATTACGCCCAGCACCTCGCTCATCAGCAAGTTTCGCACTGACCTGCCTGATGTTGGTGCGGCAATCTCCAAAGCTGGCAACAACTTTGGCGACACGATGTTTCAAATGGGCGAGCGCGAATACAAAGCGGAAGCCGAGACGGCTGCGCGCGATGCTGCCTATGCTGCGCCAATCACCAAAGATGAGAACGGCAATTTTGTTCGCACTCCGGTTCCTGCCAGCTTTGGCGCTGGCACGGCAAAGATGTATAACGAACTGCTGGACACGCGTTATTCCGATGTAATCCTTCAGGAAACGCAGCTCGAACTGAACCGCATTCAGTCGGCCAACCTTAACGATCCGGCTCGCGCTGAAGCGTTGATGCGCGCGCACGTTGAAGGTGTGATGAAGACTGTTCCGGCTCCTATTGCCGGTCGGCTTCAGTCGCCAATGCTGCGCGAAATTGTCCAACGTCAGGGCAACATCATTCTCAACAACGCGCACCGCGACCGCGAAATCACCATTCGCGATGCCTCTACGCTGCGCGACAACTATGAAGAACAGGCGCGCAATGCCTATGCCAATGGTGCAACTGAAGAAGGCGACCGTCTTCTTGCACAGGCGCGCGAACGCGATGCGTTGATTGCAGCCAATCATGGCGGCTCGTATGACCCGCAGGTGCGTGAGATGGAAGACAAATCCATCTTGGCGTCGGCTTCGCTTGTCAAACAAGTGCGCGACCGTGTGGGCAACAACACTCTGTTTGAAAGCGACATTGACGGTCTGATCCGCATCTTGTCGGGCTATGATCCCAAAGGTTCGGTGATGGGCATTGATGCCAAATGGCTCAATGACAACATGCCGTCTGCTCGTCAGCGCGCTGCATTGATGTCGCAACTTCAGCAGGTCAAGAGCAACTGGGCGTCGTCGTTCAACCAACAGAAGACCGAAGCCGCATTTAGCGAGTTCATGCGTCCCTACACTGACGGCTATCGCGGCCAACGTGGCGGCACTACGCCGCAGGTTGCGCAGAGCATGGTCGAGGAATGGGGCCGTCGCAACAACGTGAACCTCTACACGCCTGAAGGCGCACAGAAGGTCATTCAGCAGTTCGGCTTTTTCCCTGAAGACTTGTCTAAGAATTTCTTCAGCGGCATTGCTGCGCTTGACCCGCAGGACATTCATGCGCGCTACAAGCTCTACAATCAGCTCAAGAACAGCGAAGGCATTGGCAACTCTGGTGGGCCTGTAGCCGTTGGCCTTGGCTCAATCCATGATAGCGACCGCGCGTTCCTTGAACACTATGACATGGCAATTGGCGGATCGACGCCGGATGTTGCCGCCAACGTGGCGCGCAATGCTGTCAAGAACCATGTGCCGGTCGCGGACAATGAACGCGGCAACTTGCTGCTCAATCGTTTCCGTATGCAGAACCCGCAGTTTGAACGGGCCGACGTTGCTCGTCAGTTTGACTCCAAGCTGAGTGGCGCAAAGTTTATTGACCTTCCGGCTGATGCGCAGAAGGCGCTGATGTATCAGGCTGAGAACCAGCTTGCCTACAACATCCCGCCTGAGCGCGCGATTGCTGTCTCGGTGCAGCGGTTCAAAGAACAATGGGTCAAAGACCCTGCTACTGTGGCTGGCTGGTCGCGTCGTGAAAACGCGCTGCCAATGTCGGTTGGCCCTGATGGCAAGGCGTCACATGAATATGTGACCAACTACGTCAACAAGATCATTGATCCGAACCGCGATGCGCGCACGGCGTATGAGGCTGGGTTGCCCCGTGATCCGGCAACTGGCCTTCCGATTGGCGCGGAACAGTTCAAGGGTGAGCCAAACAAATACACACTCAGCGGTGGCACTTCACTTCCGTCTGACGCTCGGTTCAATGCGGACGGCAGCGGCAACGTGAAAATGCTGCCGCAGAAGAACGGCACCTATCAGCTGATCTATTTCGACAAGGTGGGACAGATGCACCCGATTGTTGATGAGAGCGGCATGAACGTGCAGCTCAACTTCTCCAAAGTCGCAAAGATGCAGGAAGCGCAAATCCTTTCGACGCGCGAGGAAAACGCTGACATGCGCCGCAAGGCAACGGATCAGTTCAACACTGACACCGCTGCGCGCACTGAAGCGTTCCGCAAAGCGCAGGAAGAAGCCAACGCGACGGGCGGGCCAAACCCCGACATCCCGCCGCAGGTTCGTTTTGAAGAGCCGAAATATAAGCCGGTCGAATACGCGCCCGCCGATCTCAAGGATGTTGTTGTTCCGACTGGACGCCAGCAAGGAACGCCGCCTGACCGTCTTCAGAAGGGCGGCAAAGCGTCGGCTACGCCAAGCAACACGGCTGTCACTGCTGGTTCCGATGACGGCACTCCGCGTCTTCCCAACATTGAACCCAAGAACGATTACGGGATGCCGCGCGCCCGTGTTCAGGGACAAGTCGATCTCAAGGGCATGAACGCTGACATCCGCGATTTCTCCAAGACGTTGCTTGAAGAGTTCCCCAAGCTCGTCATGACTTCCGGGTTCCGTCATCCTGAATACAACAGGGATGTTGGTGGCGTTCGTTCAAGCCAGCATACGCATGGCACTGCATCGGACTTCTCGTTGCGCGGCATGTCAATGGAAGACAAATCGCGGTTCGTTAATCGTGTGCTTGGTGATGAGCGTGTGAATGGCATTGGCTATTACCCGAACAGCGATTCGATCCACATTGACTTCCGTCAAACGCCTGCGGCTTGGGGCCAGAACCGTCATTCAAATTCGCTTCCCAACACCCCGGCTTGGTTCCGTCTGCCCGTCATGGAGTGGCTGAATGGCTGACTTTGAATACGCCCCCCTTGCTCAGTCGCCGCAGCTTGGACCGGCTCGCCCTATTGGCGGGTTCTTTGATGCCGTTGGTGCATCGCTTGAACTCAATCCAATGTGGCAGGCTTACCAGAGCATGAACGATGCGGCCAAGCCGCCACAGCCGAACTACATTCCGTTCGATGATCCTCAGATGAAGGGCTATGAGCGGTATGCGGAATGGTTCATCAATTCACGCTCGCCGGAAGAAACTGCTGCCATTCGTGATCGCATCAATCGCAACAACGATTTGCGCAAAATCGAAGAAGAAAGCGGCAACTTCTGGTCGGGTCTGGCTGCTGCTGCGCTTGATCCAATCAACTATGTGCCGTTGCCGGGTGTCGCGGGCGCTGGCTTTGCGCGCGGCGCATTGAAGATGGGCGCGTCTGTGCTGGCTCTTCAAGCTGGCGAAAGCGCGCTTCAGATGGCGGTTGATCCTACGGCAACGCTGGACGAAGAACTGGCAAAGATGAAATACGCTGCGTTCTTTGGCGCGGCAATGGGTGGTGTGTTGGGCCGCAGCGGAGCCAAAGCATCGGGCGAGATGGCTGGACGCTTCATGCGTGACCAGCAAGAGCTTGATGCCAAGCTGGGTGCAGCTTCGCCGGAAGTGCGCCCGCCCGCTGGAACACCTCACCCTGTCACGGGTGAGCCGCGTATGGCAGCAGACATGCCGCTCAATCAGCCGCCCTTGACGCCGGAAGCGGCTAAGGTTGCTGAAGAGGGCAATCGCATTTCACCCAATGCTACGTTTGAAGTGCGCCCGACCCCGGAAGGTGGAGCTGGTCTTGCTCCTGCGTTTGGCGCGGAAGCCATTGCGGGCAACACCAGCCCGTTTATGAAGCTGGTCAACAGCGGCGTTCAGGCTTTGGGCGATCTGGCCGAAGCCATTGGCGGCGAGTTTTCGGTCAAGACCAAAGGCAACCTTCAGGGTTTGCCGTCCATGCAGTCGGCGTTTTTGCGCTCGCAGCGTTGGGTGGCAATGTCCAAGGACGTTTATTCCCAGCTCGAAAACATCTGGATCAAGGCGCTGACGGGAGGCGAACCGCTCAAGGTTGTTGGCCTCAACGTCGGTGCTGCCATTCGTCGCACGACGGATGTCGCCAAGACTGTGATGCGCAAGGACAATCCAAACCTGACCTTTGCGGAGTTCAACGAGGCGCTGTTTACCGCGCGCACCAGCGGCACCGTGCCGGACATGGTGGCTGGCAAGGCGCTCAGCTCGGAAGTCAAAGCTGCGGTCAATGAAGCGCTGCCGGTCGTGGATCGGTTCTTCAAACAAGCGCAAGTCGAAGCGGTCAACGCTGGCTGGATTAAGACTGAAGAGTTTATGCGCCGTCAGGCATTGGACTGGAAGGATCGCCTGACTACGTTGAGCAAGCGGCATCGTCAGCTTGAAAACCTGCCAAACCCTACGCAGGCAGAGCTGGCTGAATATGCTATGACGGGCCGTGCGTTGCAGACGCTTGTCTCGCGCGTCAAGCGGATTGATTACGACCGCATTGCAACGGACGCTGATCTGGCCGCAATTGTGGATCGGAACCTTGATCGCGTCCGCACTGATGCCGAGAGGGCGCAGCTTGATTACGATGTGCTGTCGGCGACAGCGGAAGCGGATCGCAAAATTCGCGCAGAGCTGGCAGATGAGCTTCAGCTTCGTCTGGCAATGGGCGAAGAGCTGACCTCTGAACAGTTTAAGCTGCTGGATGATTTGACCAAGCCGGAAGTGAAGCCGGTCGAATCGACTGTCAAAGGCGGCGAAGTGGATGCGGCCAAAGCCTATCCAATCAACGATTTCAGCAACGTCTATGACCAGCATGGCTTCCGCCGTGCGGATGCAACGGCTGGCAGCGTTGATGTCCCGCCGCACCTTGAGCAGTTGCAACAGCTTGCCAATCTTTTGTCCGGGCATTTTGACATGCCGGAAGTCAAGATTTGGCTTGGCACACCCGTTGATCGCACCAATGGTGTAATGGCTCACAGCCCGATGGTGTCAAAGGGCGGGGAAATTGTGCTGAGCAACGCGCTCAGCCCGACCGATGCGCTGGTGGTGTTCCTGCATGAGTTCAGTCATGCGGTTGATTTCAACATCTTTCAGGGGCTTTCGGCTGGCGACAAGGCAGTGGTCACGCAGGAATGGCGCAAGGTTGTCGCTTCGCGCGGCAACAAGAGTCTACACCAGTTTGACAACACCACGCTGCTGACACAGCGCGCGGGTGATTTGCCGCAGTCTGCCATTCCTGCCGACTGGCTGGCTTACCGTAGTTCTTTTGTCGAATGGTTTGCTGAGCAGGGCGTGTCGTGGTTGACCACGGATCGTCGTCCGAGTTCGGCTATTGAGCGCATCTTTTCTGGCGTGGCTGACGAATGGCGCAACCTTTACCGCACGGTGACAGGGCGCGAAGGCACGGCAGCAGAGATGGAAAAACTGTTTGGCAAGAATTGGAAGACAAGCGGCATGTCGCTTGACGAGTTCTTGAAAGACGCGCCTGAGCTGACATCTGCACTTAATCGCCTTCAGTCTGTGGCGGAACGTCGCAGTCCAGAGATGGTAAAGATGCGCGGCGAGGTCGAAGACATTCTCGGCCAGCTTATGCGCGGCGACATCAAGTTCAAAGGTCCATCCAACGAGGCAAGCTACATGCCGCATCGTTGGAACATGGACAAGGTGATGGCCGATCAGGCTGGCGACAAGAAGCTCAACGGCATCTTGATCGACCACTTCAAGGCTCACCCGGAGGATATGCGCTGGCAGACGCCGGAGCTGTCCGCCCAGAAGTTCATCGAATCGCTCATTACGCGCGACGATGACGAGCTGCGGGCGGTCAGCGAAAAGCTTGGCTGGTCCCACAACAAGAACCGCCAGCTTTCGATCAGCGGCGATAAGATCAAGGACTTTGTTGAAACCAACACGGCGCAGTTGATCCACGACTATGCTCAGCGCGGCGGCATTGGCATTGAATACAGCCGCATGTTCAAGGGCGACCCACTTGCCAAGGACGCCATTCATGACGCCTACATTCAGGCGGCAAAGGAATGGAAGGGCACGGTGCAGGAGTTTGGCAGCGCCATGCAGGGCTGGAACCGCGACCTTGATGTGGTCATGCGGACGGCCCAGATGCGGATGGGCGCGGGCCTTCCCTTGACTGCGGATCGCGTGGCGGTCGATACGGCCATCAACTATGTGAACACGGCTCTGATGGGTGGCGTGGTCAAGAGCGCTATTGTGGAAGCGGCTCGTCCCATGATGGTGCACGGCTTCCAGCGGATGCTGGACTTTACGGCAAACGGGTTCTTTGGCCAGCTCGACAAATTCAAAGAGGTGTTGGCCGACATCAAGCCGCTGGTCAATGAAGGCTGGGACGTTGCCCACGGGATGCAGGCTGCAAACTGGATGGCTGACCACGGGCCTCGCAGGGCCACCCAGACCGATCTGGCGCGTTGGATGGACAGCAAGGTGGCGGGGTTCAACAACTTCGCTCAGGGCCATTACTACGTCATGAACGGCTTGGCCCACATCACCGACATGCTCAAGAATTACAGCTTGGTCATGTCGTCCCATTTCATGATTGAGGACATCAGGACGCTTGCGACTGGGCGGGCCAGCCAAAAACTTGCCAGCAACCTTGCTGCCTATGGGATCGACGAGGCAACGGCCAAGGCGATTGTCCAGATGCCCATTGAAAAGGCGACTTATCTGAACCTGCCCAACCTTGGAAAGTGGGAAGATCAGGAATTGGCCGTCAAGTTTGCCAGTGCCGTGCAGGGCGAAGTGCGCCGCACCGTGGTCACGCCGGGTCCGTCTGACAAGACGGCCATCCAGCAGGGCTTCCTGTATGGCAAGGACGGCTCTCGCCGCGACGTAGCGGTTCTCAAGCTGCCCTATCAATTCCTGTCGTGGGGCATTGCCGCCAACAACAAGGTGCTGCTGTCTGCCCTTCAGGGCCGCGATGCGGGGGTCATGTCCGGCATGGTTGCTCTGACCATGATGGGTTACGTCTCATCGTGGCTGAAGGCGTCGGACGCCCAATGGGACAAGATGGACGCCAAGGAGCGGATGCTTGGGGCGGTCGAAAACTCTGGTCTGCTGGCTGGCCTGAACGACATCAACAAGCTGATTGAAATGGGGTCAGGCAACACCTATGGGGCACGTCCAGCGCTGGGTCTGGACCCGCCCTATAAGTCGCAGCACCCTGATCGGGACATGATTGCCACGCCGTTTGGCGCGGTCGGCAACACGGCTATGCGCCTTTACGATGCCTTTTATGACCCGTATCTCAATCAAGATCAGCGGGCATCTTTTGCCCGCAGGGCGCTCCCGCTCAACACGCTGCCATATCTGAACGGCCTTTTCAGGGGCGCTCAGGAAGGGTTGGTCTGGGGCTACAACCAGTTCTAACCGGTGCATTGTCCGGCTGGCCTTCGGCCCCAAAAAAGGGGCTAGGAGGCCAGCTATGGGTATCACGATCAACGACGTTTCCGCTCGCGCTGACTATGTGGCAACCGCTGGTCAGACCGTCTTTGCGCTTTCTTTTGTCTGCTTTGATGCGACGGACTTGCTCGTTTATAAAAACGGCACGTTGCTGACGCTCAGCACGAATTACACGGTTCAGAACGCTGGTTCCAATAGCGGCCTTCAGATCACGTTGACAAGCGGCGCTGCTGCTGGCGATCAGATTGCTGTGGTCCGGCAGGTTCCGTATTCCCGCACGACTGAGCTGCCTTCAACCGGCCCGTTCCAGATTGGCGCGCTCAACACCTTCCTGTCTAAAGTCGTGGCAATGATCCAGCAGCTTCGCGACAAAGACGCGAAGGCGATCCAGCTTCCGACTAGCGACCCCGGTTCAATCA